AGGTATTTTAGAATTTACTAATAAAAGAGACATAGAATTACTTACTGAAACAGATCAAGGTCATTTTGGTGTATATAAAGGTAAAAAAGTGCCATTAGATTTTCCTATGTTAAATGAAAAAGGAGGAGATACGGCTTGGGAAGATGATGAAGGTAACAAAATAACGTTACAAGATATTTTAGATATGACTAAAAATGTCCCTCAAAAAGATTATCCTACTGAAAAATTAGCAAAAATAGTACTTAATTGGGATGATAATCCTGAAGAAGTTGAAAGAATAGAACAAGTTGAAATTTCTAAACAGTATCCTATTCTAATTATGGTGGATGAAGGGGGTAAAATAAAATGGATATTAGATGGTAACCATAGAGCTCAAAAAGCTTTAAGAGCTAAGGCAGAAACTATACCAGCTAAACTAATTAAACCTTCTAATTTAGATGCTAGAGCTAAAAAAATATTTAATTTAGAAGAAGATTTATACAATCCAGAAGATAAAGTTTTAGATTATATGAGGGGTAGTGAATGGAAAGCAGGAATGCCTGATGGTCCTAAAGATGACATACCTAAAACAAAAAATCAAATTCACAACAGACAAACTAACCCACATGCCCACATGAGTGAAGCAGTATTTTCAAAAGATTGGTGGAAAACACAAATAAATGAAATGTTATCAGAAGTAAAAGCAAACACACATTTAACACATCTTGAAGAATTAGTATTAACCCAAGGACAAGATGGTTTTAATCAAGCTAAAAATTTCTTATATGAATTAATTAAAAATTTAAAAGGACAAGACAATTCAATTAAAAACGTTTCTGTAAAGTGGGATGGTGCGCCTGCTGTTTTTACAGGTATTAATCCTGACAATGGACAATTTTTTGTAGGTACAAAATCAGTGTTTAATGTAAATCCAAAAATTAATTATACACCCAAAGATATAGATGAAAATCATGGACATGCAGCTGGTTTAGCTAAAAAATTAAAATTAGCATTACAATATTTACCTTCAATAGGAATAAAGGGTATATTACAAGGAGATCTTATGTTTGACAATGATGAAGTTGAAACAGAAGATATAGATGGTGTTCCTCACTACACATTTAGACCTAACACAATTAGATACGCAGTTGAAGCAAATTCTGAATTAGGTAAACAGATAATAGCAGCAAGAATAGGAATTATATTCCACACAACATATAATGATTTAAGTGGTGGAGGTGCTTCATTTGGAGCTGATATAAGTGGACTAAATAAATCAACAAGTGTTTGGTTTGATGATGCTTATTTTAAAGATGACACTGGAATATTGTTAAGTGAGCAAGAAGAAGAATTTATATTAGAAAAAATTAAAGAAGCGGATTCAATTAATGTAGATTACACAAACTTACCATTAAAAAATCTAAATACTTATCTTAATAGTGAAATAAGACAAGGTGAATTTTTAAATGATCCTTCTAAGTCTTTTGAAAGATTTAAAAATTGGTATCAACGAGCAGTTGATAAAAGTATTGAAAAAGTTAAGCGACCAGAATCAAAAGAAAAGAAAAAACAAGCTGGTGAAGAAAAACTTAAAGAATTTAATTCCCAACAACAAGATATAATAAATATATTTAAAGTAAGTAAATTACTTTCTGAAGCAAAGGCTATATTTATAACCAAATATGATAAAGCTGTAGCTACTAAACACTTTATCGATAATGGAGATGGTACTTTAAGTGTAACTAAAGCAGAAGGATTTGTAGCAGTTGATCACACTGAAAACGGTATTAAATTAGTTGACAGATTAGAATTTAGTAAAAATAACTTTAATGCAGGAAAACCTGGCGCAAAAAAATAAAATGGATAGAATAAAAGAATTATCATTAGATCAAAAAGCTAAACTATATTATATGGGTTTAGTTAGAAAAGGCGAAATAGACACATTACCAGAAGATCCTAAAGCAGCATTTGTTAGAGACATGATGGGTAAAATGAAAGAAAATAGAGATGAAGAAGATAAAGAAAATGATAGAAATCTAGCTTCAGATGACATCCCAGACAGTTTAAGAGAATTATCTACTGAATTAGGATATTTAAATGAAAAAGAAAGTTATCAAAATTTACCTTATACTTATGAAATCCTATTAGACGATTTAGATTTTGAAACACTTACAGCAGCTTTCCCTGAGTATTACCAAAATGAAAAATTTATACGTCCTCAAACAGGTGAACCTTATTATAGCGATAATATTTCATTTCCTAATTTAGATGATAGCATGAGTCAAATAGGAGATTCAGAAGCATTAGAAGATTGGAAAGATAAAGTAAGTAGACGATTTGGAGACGTTATAATTAAATTTAATAATAAAGCAAAAAATTGGTTTGACAAAGTATTTGTAGATGATTTTGAATTTAATTTTGCAAAAGAGAAATTTATTAGAGGAAAAAAGTCTGCTATGAAAAAAGATCAAGAATTAGGTAGAAGTATAGATTAAAAAAAAGTTATGTTAAAAAAAGAATTTAAAAGAAAAGATGTACAAAGAGCCCGTAATTTAATTACAGGCAAAACTGGTGCATCTACAGGTACACAAATAGGTTACAGTGTAAAAACAGAAGATCATAAAGAAGGCGATGTTTGGACAGAAGGAAGAAAAACATGGACAATTAAAAATAATATAAAACAAACAGTATCTAAATTAGATAAAGTTAAAAAAGAAATATTTATGCCTTTATGTTGCCCCAAATGTGGTAATGTAATGAAAAAAAGATTAGACAAACCTAATTATAATGTTCATAAAAAATGTCATGATTGTGTTGTAGAATTTGAACATAAATTAAAAATTCGTGGAGAATATGATGATTATATTAAAAATCTTAAAAACAAGAATTCACTTAATATAGTAAACGAAATGGAATCATATTTATTAGATGCAATAAACACATCAAATTCAAGTTTTGTGTCAGAAGATGGTGTAATTGAAAAATGGAAAGGGGGTGTTGATAAAGTAGAATTTACAAAACAAATAAAAAAATCTGCTAAAATACGTCGTGAACATATAGAAAAAGAGTTAAATGACTAAAAGGGAGTTAAGAGAATTAATTAAAAGTACTATAAAAGAATACACAGGTACTGGAAGTGGTGGTGGAAATGCTGGTGATGGTAATAGTATTACTTCTCCTAGACCTTTTGTTGATGAAAAAGATGAATTAGAAAATTATACTAATAAAGGAGCTCCATTTGGGGGTGCTGAAGGACAACATACAAGGGGAATGGAAAAAAGAGGAATAGCAAATCCTAATATTCAAAAACAAGTAAGATTTTAATATGAAGAAAAAAGACATCATACAATTAGTTAAAAAGTTAGTCAAAGAAGACGCTTATGGTAGTGCTACTTTAACTACACAAGGAGCTCCTAGAACAAGAGCTGTTGCCCCCGCTGGTAAAGACCCATATACAGGAAGAGTTGAATACCCATACACTGTTGGTGCTAAAACTAAAAATGGTATGATGGAATCGGGACCTTCAAACAACCCATACTACAATAATTTAGTTAAAAAGGCAAAAGAAATGGGAATCCATGTAAATGATCTTATGAAAAGTCTTTTAAAAGACAAATCTGAAATGGAAATAGTAAAAATGGGCTATCAAGACCTAGCAGCTTTAGCAGGTGTAGAAAATTTAAGTGAAGGTCAAGACGCATTATCTTCTGACATGTTAAATTATGCAGATCAATATCATATGGAGCTTGTAGACACAATGAAAGGTGTTTCTACTCACCCTGATAAAAGAACAGGAGGATTTAAAATTGTATTTCCTCATGAAAACGGACCTGAAGGTAGAGGAGCAATGTTTGGTAAAGAAACAGCAGACCAAATAGAAAGATCAAAAGCAGCAGCAAAAGCAGCAGCACTTAAAACAGTATCTAAATTTAAAGATCAAATAGAAGATTACGAAATAACAGATAAATCTCGAGGAGGTGTTTATGGTAGTATTCATTTATTTATAATGCCTAAAACAATGGATGAAGCACCTATGTTTAAAACAGATGTTAAACAAGACATGGCTCCAAAAGAAATGGCTGGAAGAATTAAAGATGTATTCAATAAAGTAAATGGAGCTAAAGATCCAGTACAAACACCTGAATGGCACAAAAATAGATTTAAAAATAAATATGGGATTTCATTTCCTGAAGACTTAAAAGGTATAAATAAAGATCAAGCATTAGCAATGAATAAATACGCAAATGATATGACTATAAAAGAAGAAGAAGGATCAGTAACAACAAACGACGCTGCGGAAGCAGAAAAATTAGCCAAAAAAGGCATAGACGTAAAACTAACAGACATGAACGAAGAAAACAACATAAACAACGAAAATATGGACGACTCTTATTATATTGATCAAATCAAACGTGATTTAGAAGAATTAGAT